ATTAGAGATATATGCGGAAGAAAGTCTGTATACAGAAATTGAATTAGACAGCAAAAATACATACACAGAATACAAGGGTGTACTTGAGAATGTTTACGGAAAAATCACGCTTAAATTTGAAAGCACATATCCAAGTACAGTTAAAAATATAGCATTATACGAAGGACAGTATGATGGAGATTATGAGGTGCCGGAGTTTGCAGAGAAAGTAAGATATTATTTAAAGGATTTGGCAAGCGACTTTTATCAATTAGGAGATAACCAGATTTACTATGAAGGAGATAAAGGAAGCGGATATATTCAGACAAGTAAGTATTATCGTGAGAGTGACAATGTATTAGTTTTAGATAGAAACGAGCCGGGAAGTTATACGATTTACTATCGTGCTTATCCGGAAGAAATTACAGCAGAATCAGACGATGATTACGAACTCCCTTTAGATAAAGAGGTTGTAGTTTTGATGCCCTTGTATATGGCTTCACAGCTTTATAAGGACGATGACAACGGAATAGCGACTTCTTATCGTAATGAGTTTGAAGTAGCGTTAGAAAGCCTTATAGACAGCAGTACGTCACAAGGCTATGAGGAGTTTGTCAGTGAAAGTGGGTGGATTTAATGGCAACAACATTTTCAATTCCTCCAAGTCCTAAAAGAAGTATTTTAAATGAAGAAACCTTTTTAGGCGCAGATTTTACCAATAGTACATCCGCGGTGGATATAAGAAAAAGCCCTAATTGTGTAAATATCATTCGTGATGTTCCGGGCAAAATTCGTAAAAGAATGGGTTATCAGACATTAGAAACTTATGACGGACAGATTAATGGATTCCACACTATACGCGGAAAAGAAGGCGGCCTTATTCATGCAGGCAATAAGCTTTACTACAATGGAGAAGTTTTGTACGAAGATGCCAAAGATGCAAGAAGTAAAAGCTGGCAGTTTGAAGATAAGGTTTATATTGTTGACGGAAAAGCGCTTTTGGTATGGGATGGAGAAACTGTTAAAAAAGCAAGTGAAACAGCAAAAATACCTATATTGACGATTGCTAAAAGCCCTAGCGGTGGCGGTACGGATTATGAAAGTTTGAATTTGTTACAGCCGGGATTTACTGAATTGTTTTTAGGAACGGAAGAAGATACGGCTTATCAGCTTACCTTTGGCGGATTAGACGACAAAGCGGTGGAAGCAAGTATTTTAAATGAAGAAGGCTTGTGGATAACTAAAACGGAAGGTACAGACTTTACCGTTGATAGAGAGAATGGCATTGTTAATTTCACTTCTGCACCTGGTAAGAGTCCGGTAACCGGAGAAGATAACGTAAAGATTACCGCATACAGAACCATTGAAGGTTACGCAGATAGAATTAATCATTGCGATATTGGTATTCAGTATGGCATTAGCGGAAACCTTGATAGATTGTTTTTGAGTGGCAACGAAGATTACATCAATCAAGACTGGTTTAGTGATATTAACAATCCTACATACTTTGCGGATATTAATTACAGTTCATTGGGTAGTGCAAAATCTGCAATTATGGGATATTCCATTATTAACGGATATTTGGCAACGCACAAGGACGAAATGGAGCTAGACCAAAACCTTATTATGCGTGAAGGTATTTTGATTGAAGATAAGCCGGCATTTAGGACCATAAACACGCTACAAGGCGCAGGGGCGATTTCCAAAGATACATTTAAGTATTTGTCTACCGAGCCTTTATTCCTTACCAGATTAGGCATATACGCAATCACATCACAAGATATAACCGGAGAGAAGTACGGACAAAATAGAAGTTTCTTTTTAGATGGAAAGTTGCTTCAAGAAACGCGAATGGAAAAGTCTTTTGCTTACGTTTATAAGGATATGTACTGGTTATTTATTAATGGCGCGGTATATGTTCTTGATGGCTTACAGCCATTACAGACGGATAAATCAATGCCATACGCAACAAGACAGTATGCAGGTTTTTATTTAACCAACATTGACGCTAATTGTGCATGGGAATATAACGGAGATTTATATTTTGGCACACAAGACGGAAGAATTTGTAAGTTTTATTCCGATTCGTTAGCAGCAGACAGCTACAATGACGATGGCAAACCGATTGAAGCAATTTGGGAAACGCCGGATATTGAAGGAAGATTGTTTTACAAGAATAAAACCTTTAGATATTTGGCAATCCAATTAAGGCGCGGTTCTCAAACTAGCGTTAAAGTCTTAAATTACAAACGCGGTGTGTGGAATGAAATCAAGAGAGAAGCAATTTCCTCGCGATATTTTTCGTTTAGCGACATTGTGTTTAGTGCGTTAGATTTTAGTAATGATGATGCAAACAAGGTTCTTTCTACAAAAATGCGATTAAAGAAAGTTGATAAGGCTCGTTTCCGCTTTGTTAATGATGTGGTAAACGAATCTTTTGGTATTTTTAATTTGGCATTTGAATTTGTAGAAAATGGAAATTATAAGGGGTAAGAAAATATGGCAATTAGTAAAATAACAAATGCAGAAAGAGACGAAGTAAAAATTTATGGATTACCGGACAAACCGGGATTATCAAAAGAAGCTATGCAGCAGAGATTTGATGGTTTAGGTAATTTGGCTATCGACAAAATTAATGAAGTGATTGATAGTGTTAATGATTCTGCAAAAGAAGTAAAAGAATTAGGCGATAAGGTAGATCAGTTTGGAGAAGGTCAAATCCCGGAAGAATACTTGCAACAATCTGTTGATAATTACATTGCAAACAATCAATCTGGACTTGCCACAAAGACTGATGTTACAAATTTGGATAGCAAGCTTTCTAGTGAGATTGCTGGCGTTGATGAACGTATTGGTGATAGATTTTATACACCATATAAATCTTTTACAGATTACACCACAACGAATAATGTGTTTTACTTAGTATCAAGGGCAGATGGTACTCTAATAAGGCAAGAAGAAGGAGAAAATTCCTCTTTTATGTCTACTGTTATGGATTGTAAACCACATGAAAAATACAAGCTATCATTTAGACATACTTCTTTACTGGATAATGTAATTATTACTGATGTAAATAATGTTATTTTAGATAGCTATTACACAAGAGATAATACCACTTCTATTACTGTAAATGACTTTGAGGTTGAAATGCCAGAAAATGCAAAAACTATGTATTTGAGTACATCAAAGGCGGTCGGTTTTGTTATCGAAAAGGCTGATATTCAAAGTGTTTATGATGTTGTTAAGAATGTACGTCAAGTTGTTGTAGTTGATAAAAGCGGAAATGGAGATTTTACCAAATTAAGTGAAGCTATTAACAGTGCAAACGAAAATACAGAAATCATTGTAAAAAGTGGGGTTTATGACATTTTAGAAGAATTGGGAGAGAGTTACTTAGACTCTTATGATGGTTCAACGTATGGTATTTTAATACCGAAAAACAGCAAGTTAAAGTTTTGTGCGGGTGCGAAGGTTATTTGTAATTACAATGGTACAAATAACGCTATAAAAGAATTTTTCTCGCCTATTAATTCTAATCGTGGAAGTGTAGAGTATGAAGATATTGTAATCGAAGCAAGCAATGTAAAATACTGCATACATGACGAACATGGTGGGGAATTAGAACCGTACACTACAACATTTAACAGATGTAATTTATATCTTGACGATAGTCAAAATGAACTTGCATACAGTAAAAGTTGTATTGGTGGCGGACTTGGAAAGTACGGAACGATTGAAGTAAAAAATGGTATTTTTGAAAGTGTAGGAACTCAAATAGGTGGTACTGTATCTTATCATACGTCGGCAGATATTAGCGACGCTGTATGTCATGTAAACATTCACAACAATTATTTTGTTGGTAGTGATGATACGGCAAGGGTTTATTCTGCTTATACTGGAAATGGTACGCAAACCACCTTTGTAAGTGTAAACAATAACTCTTTAGGAAAAGCATATATGACAGATGACAAGGTGGTTAGTAAATACTTTTTGAATGAGGTTAGAAGTTAGTCAACAATCGAAACAGGTTTCGAATCAAAGGGCGGATTTAATTATCTGCCCTTTAAAATTTAAAAAGAGTGAGGGTTGAATTATTATGATAGACAATTTGGTACTTGTTTTATCAAGTAGTGGTTTTACTGCTATTATTCTTGCTTGTTTGCAGAGAAAATGGGCAAAGGATGATAAAAAGGACGATAAAATAGACGCGCTTGTTAATGCCAATAAGGTGCTTATGATTGACCGCGTAAAGCATATTGGAAAAACATATATAGAAGCCGGAGAAATATCTTTGGATGACAAGGATAACCTTAAGGAAATGTTTTCCGCATATAAGCGTCTTGGGGGAAATGGACATTTGGACTTAATTATGTCGGAAGTAGATAAGTTAAAAGTTATTTAACAGGAGGTAAAATTATGAGTAGAGAAATTATCGTAGCATTAACAGCAGTGATCGTAGCAATTTGCATGACTTTTGTCACTCTGTACATTTATTTTAAGGACGCAACATTAGATAGCCTTAGGGCAGATGCCTACACGCTTTTCCTTAAGGCAGAAAATACCTTTGCAGGCACCGGAAAGGGAAAAGAAAAAATGGACTTTGTTGTAAATGCCATTAAGCACGTTATGCCGAAGTGGTTAAAACTTTTTGTGAGTGATGAAATGATAAGGGAACTCTTGCAGATGTGGTTTAATAATATTAAAGACCTTCTGGATGACGGAAAGATTAATGATTCCGCGGAGGTAGGCTA